AGGAACGGAGATTTCACACCGTACCAGCATAAGATCCGGCGCATTATTAGCGGCGAAGTTCACACCTTTACGAACGTTGAAGGTGTGTACGTTGCGAGGAACGGATGAGTACTTTCCTGTCACCGCATTCGGAGACGGAAGAACCTTTGGGTTCTTCGCTCTGTTTACAGTGATAGTGAAAGGGTCTGACACAGAATGCGTTCGGACACCAGCTTGCGTCCCGCCTAAGGCGGTGACCGCATGCTGTTTTCCGTTCACATCCGGAGCCACGTCCTGCGTCATAGTATACGTAGGAGCAGTGAAACCGGTCTGTGCAGAGCCCGTAACGGGCGTGGTTAAACCCCAAGTCATAGGTCTTTCCTATTGAAACGATGTTAAGGAACACTACCTCGCAGCTGTTGCCAAAGCGGCTATATTAAGCCACTGAGTGTCACACCACGGTAACTTGAAACTTAGCGATAACGCCAAGGAACCAGTACCCGGGGAGCGATCCACCAGCTTAGAGGTAGCAACTATAGAACTAGGCGACCAAAATGAACTCGTATACTTATCATCGGGATCACTCGTTGGCGATGTTGTCACGGACACGATAGCGTTAGTGTTCTTACACTCACGTATAACGGTCATGACAAACCAACGAAGCGAAGCCTGATTAAAAGCATTCGTGTTCAGGATAGCTCCAATATTGGAGAAGTAATCGACAAGGAAAGAGTACGGGATAAGTTCCCAAGCTGTTGGTACAACTTGGGACCATTGTACACCGAAAACCGAAGCCGCCTTAGAATAACCAGGAGCCTGCACTGCAGTAACTCCACGGTATATACATTTGGCACTTCGGATATTTCGGGACATATCCAACTTACTATAGATCCCTGTTTCGGTCACAAATGGAATGAAGGCATCATTAGACGTAACTTCAGCGAAACCCTTAACATAAACGTTAGGAGGTTCATCTTTAGCGAGTCTATTAATAGCAGTCACACCACTGTGAATGTCCGAAACTAAAGGGGCCCAACCGTAAGCGTACTCTAACCAGGTATCCGCGACAACCTTGTCCTTCGATTTCTTTTTTGCACGTCGGCGACGCTTCTTAGCGGTGCCAATGTAATCAAAGATCGAATTAAACAAGGCTTGCCCCGGACGTCGAATCATCCGCAATGCTTCCCCCAATTCACCGGCACACACAAGCGTCTGTAAAGACGTCTGTGCTTGCAGGCATTTCTGGAGGAAACGTTGCTTAGCCTGGTCCTGTGCACTGGTCGTAGAGATACTGCCTGGATAGACAAAGCTAGGAGTTCCGACAAGGCACCCCGAGCGTTCTTGGTGAGTACGAGAGAGCGGCCCTGCAAATACATCGGTGTGTTCTCGCTCAAAAACAATAAGACCAGGAGTGACAGTAGCATGCTCGATCGAGCCAGTAAAGCCCGTCGACGCGCTAACACCATTCTGAATCTTGCTTTTCCAAGCGATTACACCACCCGGATGTGTCATTGATTTGACACATGCGATCGTACGACGCG